CTACTTCTGATTCCACTTCTACTTTGTCTTTGAATGCTTTCAATCGTCGATGTTCTATTAACACGACGCATACCACGACCACCCCATACACCAGGAAGAGGAGACCTGCCACGGTCTTCTTCCAACCATCCAGAATTTCTGGTAGTAGTGGAAGAAATAGTAGTTTCACCAGTCCAGTTAGTTCTCCAAGCACCCCATTGAATTGGCGCAAAACCATTTTGGTCTACATTCAATTCAGACGAAACTGATTCGAAATCACCTTCAATTTGAATAACGTTTTGGGGAAGTCTGGTAGTATCAATCCAATCATCGGAAGATGGATTGAGAGTGATTCTACCAATGTAAGTAAATACGTTGAATGGGTTTACATTCTCAACACGAGACGCATATGGTTGAGAGATAATTGTGGTCTCTGTATATGGCAGAGTGATAATAGGACCAGTCTGTTGAATATTTGTAGACAGGTTATTGTTAATGACTAAAGGAACGTTCGTTGTGTAATGAGAAGGACGACACTCACCTCTTTGGAAATCTAAAGAAGCAGAGAAATCTTCATGTGCAGTATCAGACTTACTATGGTCGGTAAAATCATCAACAATAAATCCGTTCTTCAGACGGTCTTTACCATCAGCATCAATAATTCTTGTGTTAAATGTGTCAGTCTCAAGCATGTTGAGAGAAGTATAATACTCAACCTGGTCAAGGCGGCGCTCAAGAGCACCAATATCTCTCATTGTGTAACGTCTATTGTCAGAACGTTTGATAACAACGTCTGCCTCTGGGTCAAAACCATATGGTTTATGACTTAATGTAGCAAGAAGCATACCATCAACCAGATTATCGGGTTCAACAGGTTGTTCGGCAGACTTGCCCTTAATAACACTAAAATTACCGTCTGGAGAAATAAAACACTTATCAACTCTAGGAAGATACCAAGAGAAGTCACAACGGAAATTACTATTTTGTTTAGGAATGTCAAAAATTGTTGATGTTGGACTTCCTGAGTTAGTAAATACTCTAGATTTAAAGTCAAATGTAGAGCAGTTTACAAATGCTGGAGAAGCAACACTACCCGTTCCACTGAATAGATTTTTTACTGCTGGACGGAAGTCCAGATAATCTGCAAGGAAATCTACCCCGAAGAATGGAATATCTGTATATGATGTATCCAGATATGACTGACCACCAAAGTAATCGCCAGTAGAAGAGTGAGTATAATAATCAACCACTACAAGAATTTTTCTAATTGGAGTTGCTACTCCCTTCTTACGAACAATCTTGGAGCAATCATACATGAATCCTGTTTGTGCAACTTCTAAGTAATAGTTGTCTGTAATAACTTTAGAACCAGCGACTACAGAACCAACACTATCATTAATAATTGCACTAATTGTTGACCCATTAGAGTCAAAACCATCGATAGTTTCACCTGCTTGGAAAACACCAGAGATATAAACTATAGAAAGTTTTAGAGTACCAGAACTAAAATTGACAACTTTAGCACGAGCTTTAGAAGTTCTACCAGTTACAATAGTTCCATTCGCAAAGAACACTGGTTCAACCAAAGTCAAAGATGGAATTACTGGATCGTTATCATCATTAGATTCATAAACAGCGTGTAGTCTATAAACGTCTGTAAGACCGAGAGAAATATCTCTATCCTCAATTCTAGTTCCGTATAAATTTGAATATGCTAAACTATAATTTTGTTTGTCAAGATTTTTTGTAGTTTTGATAACTTTAATAACAAACATTTCATTACCAGATTTAGTTTTTCTGGTAGCAACGTTTTTAGAAACTGTAGCAGTAACTTTAACCGATGTAATGTTTGTCAGATTTTCAATCTGAAGAGTAGTTCTATCATTCGATGTAAACGTAGTATAACCAACAGCTCCCGAATTAGTTGTATTAATCGTGATTTGGTCACCTACAGGATGCGTACTATTTGTTCCAGCAAGAACTGTAAATGTGTAGTTCTCGTCAGTGATGGACTCAAACTGCTCATTTTCTGGGAGAGTAATTGAAATTGAGTTTGCAGCAACAGTTTGTGCATCAAATGTTCTCCTGACAACCATAGATTCGTCGGAGATAGCACTAATGTACTTCTTCGGCATTGGGCTGAAGAGGTTTGCGTTTTCAATATCAAACAACTTAGTTCTATATCTAAGGGCAGCAGAATAATCTCCTGCAGCTGGTGCAGCGGGTGCAGATGGTAAAGTTACATTAACGGTCTGGTTAGCGTAATCAAAAACTGTACTAGAAACCGTATTTGTTAAGTCTGTAGGGTCTACTTTATTGACCGTTACATATTGAGTATTATTGAAATAGATTCTATCACCAACTCTTAAATCAAGAGCAAAGTTTGAGTTCAAACCTTTAATAGATGGAGTACCACTAGTGGTAAGTGTAAATGTGGAACCCTGAACAATTGCAATATCTTCAAGAAGAACATCTGCACTGAATTCAACTGCTTGAGTGCTTTCATCTCTAGCAATAAGTTGTCTAGTGTCAGAATACTGATAATAATGCACCGCTTCTAATGTATCAAGATTTTCTCCATCAACATTAATCATCTCACCAAGTTCAAATTGACCTTCAACTTGATAAACAATGATATGGTCATCAGAAACAATTGCATCAACTAGATATGCTCTAGCACCACTAGAAGCACCAATTAATAGAGATCCTTGGGAGATTGACTGATTAGAAGCGAGTTCTAATACAGTAAGCATTTGAATGTCAAACAGATTACACTTATATGTGTCATCAGCATTACCAAAGGTGCTATCTGGGTTTCCAGTGTGCTCAAAAGCAGCAACACGAGCATAACCAATCAGATTGCCAGTTGCAGTTCCTGGAGTAACAGTCACTGCATCTCTAAGTTCGATTGTCTGATACGCATTGGATACAGAACCACCAGAAACATTGGGGAATCCATATACGTTATTGACTGTGCTGTAATTACCAACTTCAAATGGAATAATTGTGTTTTGAGCAGATAATGTATCTCTTGGTTTGTCTAAATCAATATACGTTGGAGAAAGGGTCTTGATTCTATATCCCCTAACATATGCAGTACCAGGACCAAATTCTACCGCATACTTATCCTCGGATGCAGTGCTGCCGCTAAAAGTAGTAGCTCCAGTAGAATAAATTCCGTTATTAAATCCATCATTAAGATTTTGTCTTACTTTAATTCCAAAATCTTTTACTACATAATCTCCAGATTCTTCGTATGTTCTCAATGCAAGACTCTTTTCGAGTTCTTCATATGCACTGCGGTCAACAAGTTTTTCTACTTTAGAATTGTTAATACGCAGCAATTCTAAGAAATCTTTATCTGCTTCGTCAGTGAGAAGTTTCTTTACCAGGGATGTTGTGATTCTAAATCTATGAGCACCAGGAGCAGCATAGTTTGATGTTCCAGCAGCATTATCATTGAGGCTAAGGTCATCCTCGGGAGTGATAATGGATTCTTGAATGTTGAGACCAATACGATAGGATGGGTTACTTCCATATTGGTCGAGAAGAATATATTGATAAGGTACGTCTACAAAAAATCCTCTGATGTAATACACACCAGTTTGGATATAAGCAACAGAACCAGTTTGAATTGCTGCAGTTGGTAACAGTTGAGCAAAAGGAGAACCAATTTCAATCAGAGTAGTTCCGAAAGTGATTTCGGCATCCGTAACTAACTGTTCATTATTTCCAAAGGTTTGTTGAGTATTTTGTTCTCCACCCGATTCGATGTACTTAACGTAAAGAGTGATATAATTCTTATCAGACTCTGCAGAAGAAATACTGTAAAGAACTTTTGCTTTAACACCAGTGGCAAGACCAGTAATAATCTTACCTGTTAATTGAGACCTATAAAGTTCAACATCGGCACCCAAGAACGACTCTTGGAGCATGATTGCATCAACATTTAAATCATAACCTACTTGACCAGGAATGACCATCGCACCGTCTTTGAACAGGTGAGAACCTACACTCTCTACCTGATTTTGCAAAAGACTCTGCATCGTCGTGAGTTCCCTTGCTTGAATTGGGAAACCAGGACGGAACAATACTCGATAAAAGTTTTTCGCCTTATCGAAATCGTCGTAGTAAGGTGTAACGTTGAGGTTGGTGTTCTGTGCCATTAGAATTCGATTACGATTTTGATGTCTTCTACCTGGTCGTTTGCACGACTAATTGATCTCCTATTATCTATATAAACAACGTTGCCGCTGTTTGATTCAATCTCGGGTTTTGCATAACCATTGTTGAACTTCATGCCCAAGTCGTACTCAGTATTGTTGATAGTTCTAGACGACGAATTGGGAACTGCAGGGAAGTTAATATCGGGTTGTCCAGCAGCACCAGAAGTAGCACCACTAACAACGTTGGACCCGTCAAATTCATTCTGTGTACCAGTGACTTCAGGGAAAATACCGTCAACAGAGTTTTGATAATATTTCAAAACTTTGGTTGTTGGATTCCATGAAATTACACGACCACGAGCAGTAACGTTTGTGCCACCAACAACTCTTGTTTGAGTAATAATTTCATCGGGAACATAATTTCCCTGGAAAGTTGGTGGAAAAATTACTGCTTTTGTAGCAGAAACTGTCAAATCAGAAATTAATTCTGCTGTACCAAATTTAAGGGGATTGGTAACAAGACCAATACGACGATAGTCGTTATCAATTGGGAAGTCGCCTGCACCCTCATCATAAGAGAGTTTAGCGTTTACCATTACTCTAAATGCACCAAGTTCGATGATAGAATCGGCACCATGACCATCTGGAGGGGGGATAATAACGTCAACTTGAGCTCCATTACCAGTACCAATACCAGTGATATTGTCAATACTAATCTTTCCGAAAGTATATCCAGTACCACCAGAAGTTACAGTTGCCGAAATAATTTTACCACCATCAACAACAATGGAAACACGTCCACCAGTACCATCACCATTAATAGCAACATTATCGTATGTTCCGTTGTTGTAACCAGAACCTGCTGCATTGATAACAACAGTGTCAATTTCACCAGAAACTGCATTCGTCTTTACCGCATCATTGGTAAAGACTGGCATGTAATCATTAGAGAAAAACTTGAGGACGGAAGCAACGGGAATGGTGTACATGTACTTCCAGCGATAACCATCACCAGTAGTAATGATAGATGTAGAAGTGCCTGTAGGTTCAACTGTAGATGGTTTACCGTTGGGGTCGGAAGGAGAAGTTCCGTTGTAAATGCACTTATATACTTGATATTGAGAGTTTACGACATAAAAGTCGGAATCATACAGTTTCGTAGCACCAGAAGAAGCAGTCTTACTAGGAGAGTAGTCTTGACGATACATGTCATAGGTGAAACCCAGTCCACCAGTAGTTTGTTCTGGAGAAACCCAGTCAATTCTACGAACAACCTGAATGGTATCCGAAGCAAGAACTCTTTTTAGGGAAATCATATCGTCAAAAGACGCAGAAAATTCTCCAAATGAATCCACTGCTTGTGGTGGAGAGTTCTCATTGTCCCATGGTTGAGGTCTACCGATAAACAAATACAGGCGGTCACGAGAGACGCCTGCAGCATCATCACTCTGAGTTGGGTCGGGACCCTCAAGAGATTTAATGAATTTTTTCGCAGAAAAAATTCTAAATTGATCAGTTAATAGGGCTGCCATTTCTTAGGTACTATTGTCCTCTTGTTTATTTATGATGGTTACGAACGAACCGTTGTCGAATACTCAATTCTCTTGATTCTGTAAGACGCTCCAGCATTTCCACTTAGAGTTTCTCCACCAAGAATAACTTGAGCAGATGCACCAGATCCAGTTGTATCAGCAGGGTCATTTGTAAATGTTACTGTAGGATGAAGGTTATAGGTTCCATCTACGGTTTGCTCAATTCCATATCCACCGTTAGTAATACTAATGGAAGCAACTTGGTCTCCAGCAGCAGTCATATTCACAGTTCCTACAGCTTGAATATCACCAACATCTTCGATAGTAAGAGTTGGTGCTGCAGTGTAGTTTGTTCCAGGGTCATGAATAATGAAATCTACGACTGTACCGTTTGCTGAGAATTCATACAAATAACCGCCAATACCAATGTTTACATTACCCGTGTTATACGGAGTAATATTTCCGACAGTTAATTTTGAAATAGTTGGATCCCAAGAAACAACTACACCAGTAACTCCAGAAATTGCACCAGTAACAACTTCATTGACAGTAAAGTTCTGACCATTTCCATTGTTAGCATCCAAATAGATGTCCAATAATGCTGTGTGCTCAACACCCTCACTCAGTCCACCAGCAGAAACAATATTTGCAAATTTGAATGGAATACTACCATCCTTGATGCTATCACCGACTTGGAATAGTGTTGTATTTTGTCCGCCTTGAGTCTCTTCAATACCATAAAGAGAATTGTAGATACCACCATCAAGACTAATCTGACTTTCATAATCAGTGCCTGTATTAATTAAGTCAGGAATTCCATCACCAGCACCTTCTTGCTCATCATCATCCTCAAATGCTCTATCCTGCAATGTAGAAAGTGGAACTGTTAATAGTGAAATGGTAGAACCAACTTCATTGAGGATAGTATGTGGTAATATGCCAGTGCCACTACTACTAGCAACACCAGCATCAAACTGAACAATGGCATCTTCTGTAGATGGGATACCACCATCAATAAATGCCAGTTCATCAACTTCAAATGTTACAAGTAATTCTCTGGTTGAGGGATTCCAATCATATACTTTTGCTACTTTATTATTAGCATTTTCAACTTTACGGATAACTCTATCCCCAACATTAAATGCATATGTAGAATTTCCTTGAGCATCATTTTGTCCCGCATCAAGAATTACTCGCTGGTCATAATTAAAGTTTACTCCTCTTGTCAATCCAGAGAATCTACCAACACTTTTATTAGTATACGTAATTGTTTCTGTATTGATAATAATTTGTCCAGAACCAGGATATGCATCAGTAGAATCAACATAAATCTCAGAATCCGATGCAGTAATATTACGAACAAGACCTGTCAGATAAATTGCCCCAGAGTTAAATGCCTGTCTCGCTCTGGTTTTACGTTTGAGATTTACTAGTTTAGTAAAGATAATATTCGGTGGATTTGTATACCCTTCGCCTGGGTCGGTGACATCAATGCCAACGATTGAACCTTGGTCAATTCTAGCAACAGCTTTTGCACCAGTTCCACCACCACCAGTAATTAAAACATATGGAGGTTCTTGATAAAATTCTCCATCATCTACAATACTAATTGATGTAACTTTACCCAAAGTATCAATTGCCGCTGCGCCTTGAGCACCTTGTCCACCACCGCCTTCAAAAATTAGAGTGGGAGGTGTTGCATAACTTCTACCTGAATTGAGAAGAGATAAACCAGTAATGGTCTGAACAATAGGACTTATAACAGCTCCAGACCCCTGCCCACCAAGAATTTCTGCTCTAGCAGGACCAAAATAGTTATCACCTTTTTTGGTCATTTTAATGTATGAGATACTGCCATTCTCATTAAGAATGACATTACCTTCAGACTCAGTTGGGAACACTGATACTAAATCAGGAACAGTGTCTCCCTCAAATAAAGGATCTCCATAATATTTTGGTCCAACACCATAAGGATAAACTGGATTTCCACTTCCATCCTCTGTTAGAAAATATGCATACGTTCCATTTGGATAGTCTGGTGTTGTAGTAAACTTACCATTAAACTCATCTAAAGAACCTACTGTAGAGTCATAAATGTAGTCTTCTACTAAATCTCCAAGTAAATATCCATCTTGTACAAGTCTGAGATTGGCAGATGAAGATGCATATGAAAATGCGTATAAAATTCTTGGAGCATCCGCACGAACTTGAATAGTGACCTTTCTATTAATGGCATTTTCATACCCATTGATATAAGTTACATAATCTACAGCAACATTCTCAAGATAATATGTAACTCCATCCTGATAAAGAAAATTAACATTTCCAATATCGGCCGTGTCGTGCCATCCATTTGAAGTTTCACTAAACAGTAAAATATTCAGAGAATCATTACTAGAATCATCTTGAACAAAATTATAAGTATTACCTCTCTTTAAACTTAAGAAATTTTGTAATACTCCATCAATATAAAACTTACCAGTTGATATGGTGACGGTATAATTTGATGTTCCACCGTCAGAAACAATTGGACGACTTCCAGGAAGTTCTTCGGTAAGTCTTAATCTATAAGAACTTGTTTCTCTAGCAACTGCCCCAGAAGAATTGTAACCCCAAGGACCATAAATGGGATATCCATCAAAAGACATACCAAGAATTTTAGAATGTCCATCTGGATGTCTAGACTGGTCCCCAGAATACGAATATCTATCTTGATAATATGTGTTGGTATTAGGAACTGGGTCAATATTAACAGTATCAAGAATCATATACCCTTCATCACCTAGATAACCAGACATATGGTTATGGAATTTACAATAGTAATAAATTCTATTGGTTTCGTCACTATTCATCAGGAATAGTGGGGCAAATTCATTCTCATAGTCTGTAGCAGGTGCTGCAGACGCTCCAGTACTATTATAATATAAGGTTCCAGGATTTTGATTTAAAGGACCATCAGGAGTGGTACTAAACTGCATTGGATGTCCATTTACATGCACATCAGATGGTTGATTAGAAGAGTGTTCTTGATTCCAACGAATTATATAATTTCTTTGAACTCTAATATTTTCTGGAGCAAAATAAAATTGTCCAGGAACAAATGGTCCGAATTCTTCTGCTTCTGGACCAAAATCAATGTAGAAAATTCCATTGGGGAAGGTTAAAATATCATCAGCAACTCTAAACTGGAATCCATTAGAACCAAGTACTAAATCATCCTCAGAAAATGGGTCTCCAGTAACTTGTCGCGCATAAATTCTAATTACTCGGTTTAGTTCATCTCTAACAATTTTAGAAATTTCTGCTCTGCCAGTTCCTCCAATCTCATCAATGATTCTACCAACTTCTATAGAACCAATGGTTTCATCTACATCAGCAACTGGAATCATTACATTGTCAAATTCTACCCGAATATTCCAAGTAAATACTCTGAAGTGACCCCAATCAAATACACCATTGGAAAGTGCAAACTCATTTATAACTTTACTGGTTTGATAATAATATGTGTTGTTATCTAGTACAGCATCATATTCATTAGTATTCTTGATGTAATCATATTTTACTGCATCTAAATGATACCCCGCTGGTGCTCCACCATCAACACCCCAATCTGGAGTATGTAACAATCCACCATTTGCTAAAATTCCTAAAGATTTATCTAATTGAACTTCCCTAAGTTCTTGTGTAGGAACATCTTTTCCGCCCCTATAAACAAAAACTTGGTCAAAATTTCTGTCTAATATTAGATTAGAACCTCCTGGTTCTCTTTCCGATAAGATATTTTGAGATGGTTTTGGATGATTATCGGATACAATACGAAGTCTATCAGTTACATCGTTATTTTGTATTTGAAAAGAAGATGTTGTTTGAGAATTTGGATGATTCTGCCAAATTCTATTAATATCAAAAGAATTGATTATATTTGGAGTTTCTTGTTGAGGTGTAATTTTTAATCGTAGGGGATTATATCCTCTACCTCTTTCTAAAACACGAACGTGAATGATTTTCCCTGAATTTTCATCAATGATTGGATACAATAATGCTTCAACTTCAGGAGTTCCACACCCAGTAATAGTTAATCTAGGAGGATCAGCGGGGTCATATCCGCTACCACCATTGACTACTCTAACCGCACGAACACCAAAAACCTCGTCAAAGATTGGTTCGATTGAAGCGCCAGACCCAGGAACAATTCTTGCCATTTATCAGCTTACGACGTTAATAGTACCTTGCATTGCTGCGTGAATAGTACACTGATAATACAGTGTAGTGGGAGCATCCATGGGAACAGTCCAATAAAGGACAGAAGTTCCACTACCAGTTTGCCCAGTAGTATAAGGTGTCCCTGTCAATCCTTGAGTAGATTGAATTCTAAATGGGTGGGCACCTCCAGAAACGCTGTTATCAAATGCATAAGTAAATCCTCTATACACATACAACGTTGGATCGTTTGTTGCAGCAGCAAATCCAGGACCATTAAATGTATAGTCTGTACTTCCATTAGCTCCCAATTCCCACCATGTAATTGGGCTTCTGGTAACTACCCATGAAGTTCCATTCCAGTACAAAGAATCTCCTTGAGAGATACCAGAAACATTAGTATCCGTTAAAGCGGCAAATGTAGTAGTTAAAGTTCCATCAAAATCAATTGTGACTACATCACCAGTGATAGAAGTTGAAATGTTGGTGCCACCAGTAATTGTAAACGTATCGGAAGAACTATTTGCGGTAGTACTACCTGTATCTGCAGCAATTGTAGCAAAGATGTTTTGTTCACCAGCACCAGCGGCATCATCACCAGGAATCCAATTAGTTCCATCCCACTTCAAAATTTGATTTACTGTTGGTGCATTAGTAGTTAAGTCTACGTTAGATAAATCACCAATTCCAGTGTATTCAGTTAAAAGAGCAACTCTAGTATCACCAACACCACCAGCGGTAATATTCATGTTCACATATGGATTGTCATCACCATCTACGGTGAAAAAGAATCCAGGATAAGATGCTGCAGAAGGAGCAACACCAACCGAAGAGTATTCATTTTTATAAGAAACTCTCGTTGGAAAATCAATTGTTCCCGTAGCACCATCAAAAGTAGAAGTTACGCTACCCGCAGAAAGGTTAATATCCCCAGTTCCATTAGGAGCAACATTAATATTTCCATTTGAAGTAGAAATAATAGAATTGCCATTGACATCTAAAGCAGATGTCAATAAACTATAATCAGAAGGTAAAAATGTACTTCCATTATAACGGAGGACTTGTCCTACAGCAGGATTTGACACACTAATCTGTAGGTTTGAACCATTACCAATGGCTCCATAGACCTCATTAAAGTTGTCATTAATCTTGTCACCGCCAGTACGAAGGGTATCACCTGTGTTATCATTAGCGGCGGCACCAAGACCTAGTGTTTGCTTAGCCATTAGTTGCTACGATTTTTAGTTATTTATTCGATTAATTTAGGAAACTATTTCTGGGTCAATTAACTCTTCACCATAATCAGCAAGATTGGGTGCTGTCCAATCATCAGGAACACTTGTCTCAACTACAACATTTGGATTTTCATATCCAGTACCAGCATTGGAAATTTCAATACCAGCAACGCCAACCAGAGCTTTGATGTTTCCATCAAAACCAGAAATAGAGTCAAGTCTAACCGTTGGTCTAGAAGTATATCCAGATCCACCAGCTGTAACTTGTACGTCATCAATGAATCCACTAGTAAGGACTGCAGATGCTGCAGCGTTTTGACCAAATACAGAACCGAGATAGTCGAACGTAATAAGAGAGTTTGACGATTCGATAACTGCAACCTCGCGGTCTTCAGTTTCACCCTGAATTGCGATGAAATCGCCTGGTTCAATTGGTGGAATGACTTCAGCAGCATCAACGTCTGCCTCAGAACCAACATAAGAGAACGCAACAAATGTGGAACCTACGCGAGGAATTTCAGAGAAAATGATTCTCGAACCGACAATCTCAAACGCAACACCAGGTTCCTGAATAACACCATTAAGAGAAACGATAATATTGTTCTCGGGTCTAATAGTGCTGGATTGTACACCATCTGTGAGAGTCAAGGAATAGAATACATCATTACGCTTCAAGTTAAAGGACTGGCGCAACGAATCAAATTCGAACGAGATATCATCAAGTTGTCTCAATTTACCAACATAGAATCCAGTAAAGGACGCACCAAGTTCGGGTGCCTCTGTAAATTGAATTTGATTGGAGAAAGCGGTGAATGCATTTGTTGCGCCAGGAGGTTGAAGGATACCATTGACAAATATCAACAGGTGACCTGCAGGGTCGGGGAGGTACGAAGTACCATTATCAATCGTAAGGTCAAATGTAGTTTGAACACCATCAAATCCTCTAAATGCACGTTGAACACGCGCTTTCAGTTCATCCTTAGAAACAATAACCGATTCATAACTATCTGGACCAATAATAGAGTCTTTAATATCAAATGTTCCATCAATATCCGAAATATAGAGTCTGGTATTTAAACCAGCGGCGCGAATATCTTGTACTCTTGCTGCACCTGCACCCGCCACGGTGACTTTAGTAGAGATTGAAGCATATCCAACGGGGAAACTTTCGCCAAGTCCATAGTCTCCAATGGTGTCACCATTTTGGAAAGTGCCTTGATATTCCTGAATGTAAATAAAGTTATTATCAACATCAACACCAGTAATAATACCGTATGTGTTAGTATCTTGAACACCACCAGAAACGTTATAAACACGATTTCCAACTGTAAAATTAGTCAATCCACTAATAAATGTGACGCCAAGTCTAATGTATCCGTTAGAAGCAATTCTATCTCCAATCTTAACATCTAGACCAGCAAACTTAGAAACTTCAAGATATTCTCTAGATGTTTCTGGATATACAACACTAGTTGTTTCAAACTGTCCTGTAAGTCCCTCAGTATCAACTGTAAGTGTTCCACCTACATTACTCGTTACTGCTGCTTCAATCTTCAGGAATCCTGTTGGTGTAGCAGTTTCAGTAGAAGTATATCCTCTGAATGGAATATCCTCAGTAAAATTACCAATCAAATCAATAATGTGAATACGATTCTCAATGGCACTAATTTGTGCTGAAGTGGAATTTAAAGAACCAATGATGGTATCTGTAATTGCCCATGGACCAGCAGTAATTTCGACATCGAGATACTTATAGTTTTCATCTTCATAGAATCCATAAACAACACCCGTTACAGAAGGAGAACCCTGTTTAAATACAGACTCATTCATTGTGAATGGACCATCAGTGATATCACCATCAATACGGAATCTCTTATAAACTTTAACAATCTTACCTTCATTAAGTGAAAGTTTCTCAACCTCACCATATACATCACTTTGAAGTCCGTAGAAGTATTCAGAACCAGATATGCCACCACCAATTCCTACTGGAATATCACGAGTACCATAAGTCTTAGTTGGAACAGAAATTGCATTATTGCTAGTAATATCAACGTAGTAGTTGCTATTATCCAATTGATTTCTGATGATGTTCAACTGATATCTAATGAACGAATCAATTGTTTCCTTCGTATAAGAAGAAGCAATAGTAGAATCATAGAACTTATAGAAACCAGCATTAGTGGATGGAGAAGTAAGAGTATTGTTGAGCGCCTTGCTCATATAATCCTCAAGTCCGTCCATAATATAGTTCTTGATGTTGTAATCAGTATCAGAGTAGAATATTCTACCAGATACTGCTGCATATGGGTCAAGAAGACCAACATTCAATTTAGTACCCCAAGCATATAAACCATCGTTACCATTACCAGTATAGGTAAATTGTCCTGTAGAACTTCTAACCCAGAAACGAGTTTGAATAACAGAAATACCAAATCCAAATGTAACACTAACATAGACTCTATACCAACCGTTACCATAAGGAATAATACCAGAATCAGGAGAAGAAATATTACCAACAACAAATGTTGTTCCTACAGTTCCAGTACTTAGATTGACATCGATAAATGCAATCTTACCACCTATGGCTGGGTCAAGAATAACTTCCAAACGCATTTGACTGGATTCTCCTGCCTTTACAAAAGCAGAGAATGTATAAGTACGATTTTCATCTGCCGCAGCAGTACCAGCATCAAAAGTATCGGTATCAGAGTCAAAGCGTATTGTAGTATCATCAAAGGTTGTGTAGGCATCAATATTAAAGTCTTTGGACCATTGATGGAATCCATAAACTCCACTAGTTGCCACTAATTTATCTGCGGTCAATGTATTATCTGGAGCATCCAAATTATCTGTAACAACTTGAATGCCTCCGCCACCCCATCCGCTAGAACTCAAATCTTCTGGAGATGGGAAGATGTTGGTAGTCGAAGTCAGACCTTCGACTGGAGAAGTAATAGTTCTAGCAGTATTAAGGACTTTAACATTACCAGGATTATTGTACCAATCGTAAGAAGAACTTACACCGCCAGAAGTGGTAAATGGAGATGGGGTTGTTCCACCAACAACATTACCGACTGGAGTAATTGTATGATTGTAAGAGCTAGCATCTGTCAAGGAAGAACCCTGACAAGTAAGGAGTGCCGTTCCAGAAATTGCAGTTAATGGTGTTGTAGGAACTTGGAATCCAGAACCAGTGTACAATGCGACACCTCTGAGGACTCTAACGTTAGAAAGGTAACCATCCAACTCATTGCCACCACCAAGATTGGGGCGACCAAGTAACAGTTCAATTGCACCATAATTTGTTTGCCAGGTGCCAAAACCAATTCTATTTCCATTCAGGTAGAATGAGGTTTGATTAAATCCAGTTCCAGTTCTAACAATTGCAACATGATACCAAGTATTTACTTGAATATTGGCACCAAAATTCATAAAGGTTCCAGAACCGCCCCAGAAACCGATATTTCCAGTTCCATAGAAAATATTGAAGTTATCAGAAGTAGAGCCAGTAATATGTCCACCTCCTGTAGTGGTTGGTCTAAACCAGCACTCGAAAGTAATCGCACCAGTACCAAAGGCAAACGACGAGTTAACGGAGGGAATTCTCAAATAGTCATTAGCACCATCAAAGAATACAGAACCAGTTCCACCGCCAGAAATAGTTGCAGTAGCACCAGATTCTCCACCAGTTAACGTATCACCAGCAATCCAAGCAGTTCCAGTAAAAGGACCAACATATAACTTAGAAGAATCTTCATCATATTCAAAGACAACTGCAGTTCCACCACCACTAGAAGTTACAGTCTCACCAACAATAAAGGAATCTGTAACGGTTTCAATACTAATTGTATATGCAGTAGTTGTATCTGTGGTGTCAGTAATAATCAAGTCATGGACCATATTATCAACGATTGTTCCAACAAATTCATCATAATCCCAAGAACCAGAACCAAATTGAGCATTAACGATTGTTTCCAGTTCATCCTTATAGTAATTTTCATTATATT